GCTGCAATTCCGCGCTACATTACAAACACCAAGAATGAAATCATTGAGGTGGATGGACAAACCATGATCTCAGCTACTCCCCAAGAACGCTCGACGATATCCTGTCTGCTCGGGCCACTGGCTCCATGCTTCCCAAGATCACGGAACTGGAGAAGGCTGCGGCGCGGCTTGAAACTCTAACCATCCCCGCACCTGCGAAGCCTGTTCGCAAGCTGCCGCCGGAACTCTCGGCAGATATGCTCTGATGCGCCATCTTGACTGGAGAGCCAACCATGGCTGAAATCTACAATCCTTGGCAGCAGCCAAGCACGGATAATGACATCTCTTTTGTCGCGCCGGAATTCTCGGAAAGTGCGGAGCACGAGAGTGCCGGCCCGCCGAGCAATGAGCTGCTTGAAGAGGCGCTGTCTGTAATTGACCAGCAGTCTCGCACAATTCAGAAACTCATGGCCCTCTTGACTGGGGAGGTCCCGGGCGCTGGCGATATGGGATAGTTTCCGGGCGAGAGCGGAGCGGAGTGACATCCCGTTGACCGCAGGCGTTGCGACACGAGAACTGCGGAGGCTCACCAGCAAGGCCGAGCGCAGCGAGCCTGCGAAGCAGGTTGCCTTGTGGGGAGGTGCAGTTTGAAGTAAGCTCGACTGAGCGGCAACGCGGTGGAGCGAAGCGGAGCGGTAAATATATCATGAATGAAACTACTGAACTACAAACATCCTCGCAAGAGGCAGCAGAGCTAACTCGTCAAGACTTAAACTTCCTCGGGATGCTGGCAGCTCCTGATGAGTTCACACTCTCCTTCCCTCCATTCTACATTACCCTCTTCCATATGCTTACCGCTTTCAAGGATAAACTTGAACGGTATGCAATTGGTATTCCACGAGGATTTGCAAAGACTACATTCATCAAACTACTCTGCCTCTGGTACATTCTATTCTCTCCCAAACAATTCATCCTCATTGTCGGCGCCTCAGAAGATCTTGCAATCAACACGCTCTCTGACATTTGTGATCTACTTGGCTCTCCCAATATCCGTAAGCTATTCGGCAACTGGCAGGCCTCCATTGAAGTAGATACACAAGCCCTAAAAGTCTTTCATTTTCGCGGCCGCCCGATCATTCTCCGTGCCATCGGTGCTGGAACTGCCGTCCGGGGTATCAACCGGAAGAATAAGCGCCCTGACGTCATCATTATGGACGACGTGCAGAAACGTGAAACCAGTGAAAACAAGGAACTCAGCGATCAACTGCTGAAATGGATCCTTGGCACGCTGATGAAAGCTCGCAGCAATAGCGGCTGCACCTACATCTACGTAGGTAACATGTATCCGCAAAACTGCATCCTTGAGAAACTCAAGAACAATACTCAGTGGACATCATTCATTGTAGGTGGCCTGCTTGCTGATGGCTCCAGTCTGTGGGAGGAATTGCGGCCGGCAGAAGAACTCCTCAGTGAATACCAGTCTGACGCAGAGATGGGCCATGCGGAAATCTTCATCTCAGAAATTCTCAACTCTACAGATATAGCCAGTGCCAGCGGCATTGACATTAACAAGATACCGCTACTCCCGCACTATTATGAGGATGCCGACCCTGAAGGCTCCTTCATCATCATCGACCCCTCCTCTGGAAAGAAACAAGGTGACGATTGCACCATCTCCCATTACAGCGTCTGCGATGGTAAGCCCATTTTTGACGGACTGCAATCTGGCACATTCACGCCACTAGAAACAATCAAGGCTGCCATTGCCCTTGGCATGGAGCGAGGAACTCGCCTCATTGCAGTGGAAGGTGTAGCCTATCAGTCAACTCTCCTCTTCTGGTTTGAGCATTATTGCGAGGAGCAAGGCATCACCGGCTTCTATTTCGTGGAGCTCTCTCCAAAAGGACAGGCCAAGAACAACCGTATCAAGCGTGGCCTCTTGCAACTCCTTAAAGGAGAGATCCTGCTCTCCCCAACTGTCCGTTCTTCTGTCCTTCATCAGATCATGGAATGGAACCCACTCAAGATCAACAACAAGGACGATATTATTGACCCCATTGGCTACGTAGATGAGGTCTTGCAAGAGTATCCTGAGTTAATTGTGAAGAACATTTTCGATGTAGATTCGGAACCAACAGAATCTGCGCACGCAGATACACTGACCTTACCGTTCTGATCTACCCTCCAAGGAGCCACCCATGGCCGATCCAAAGATTTCCATTGTTAACACCCTCAACATCTCCCAGCGTCAAGAGTTCTTGCACTACGCCAGAGACTGCGCTGAGCGTGCAGGTTCCAGCTTGTCCGACTTTCGTGCTTTGCTGCGTTATCGCGACCGTGCGTATCAGCGGCAACTCAACACGACGGCAGAACACATCAAAGCTGTTCGTGCCAATATGCAAGGTGATGCTCGCAAATTGCAGGACATTACTGTCCCCATCATCATGCCGCAGATTGAGAGTGCAGTGGCCTATCAGGCTGGCATCTTCCTTACTTCGCATCCCATCTTTGGCGTTGTCTCCACGCCTGAGAACATGAGTGCAGCCATGCAGTTTGAAACTGTGCTCGGCGATCAGTCTGTCCGCTATGGCTGGCCCCGCGAACTGCTCAAGATTTTCCGGGACGGCTTCAAATACAACTTTGGAGCTGCTTGTGTCTATTGGAAAAGACGCCGCTGAAGTCCGTTGTTACTGACACCAACATCTCCAGTGCTGGCCTCGCTGCCATCAAAGAGTACAGTTATGGTGGAAACTGCATCAAGCGGGTAGATCCATACAATGCGTTCATGGACATGACTGTAGCTCCTGCTGACCTCCACAGTGATGGAGAGTATTTCGGCTGGAATGAAGTTATTTCCCGTGTGCAGCTCAAGCGCCTCCTTTCCCTCCTTGACAGCGATAAGACTACCTCGGCAACCGAGGCATTCAATTCTTCTTTTGCAGGCAGTGGCCAAGATGAATCCAGTGCCATGTCCTATTACACTCCGGAAATCAACAAGTATCTTGATCTCTCGACTGTCAATATTGGCGGAAATAACTGGGGGCAATGGATGGGCCTGTCTCAAGGCCCGACGAGCAAGCTCTCTTACAAAGATCACTATGTCCTGACGCACTTCTATTGCCGGGCGCTGCCGTCAGATTTTGGCTCGCGTGGCAACCAAGTCAAGATGTACCACGGCATCATCATTAACTGGTCGACTGTCATCTTCGTTGAAGAACTCAACGTTGCATACGACAGTCTGCCGTGCTTCATCATGCAGCCGTATGAAGATGGCCTTGGCTATCAGACGCAATCCATGCTGGATAATGCGCTGCCCTTCCAAGATATGAGTTCTGCACTATGGAACGTATCTCTTGAGTCGAAGCGCCGTCTGATCTTTGATCGCCTCGTTTACAATCCGCGACTGATTGACAAGAAGGACATTGATCCTGTTTCCTCCGTGTCTCGCATCCCCTTGCGAAATGCCAACATTGGAAAGGACGATAACGCAATCGCGCGGGCTGTCTATCAGATCCCGTATCGCGAGGACAACTCTGGCACGAACATTCAGATGTCTGAAATGATCAGCGCCATGGCGGATCAGGCAACGGGCCAGAATAAAGTAGATCGTGGGCAGTTCCAACCTGGAAACAAGACGAAGACTGAATTCCAAGAAGTTATGGCTAACAGCAGCTCGCGTCAACAGCTCTGTGCCCTGACCATTGAAAATCAGTTCATGACGCCAGTCAAGGAAACTATCAAGGCTAACACTCTGCAATACCAGTCGGCCGGCACGATCCTCAATAGGAACGAGCGCAAGACAGTGGATGTCGATCCTGTAGAGTTGAGGAAGGCGATGCTAGAATTCAAGATGACGGATGGCAATCTTCCTGCTGACCGTCTGATGAACTCTGACATGCTGATGGTGTTCCTGCAAACTGCTCAGGCAATTCCTGCAGTTCAGTCGGAATACGACATTCTTGGCATGTTCCTTTACTTCATGAAGCTCCGTGGTGCCTATTGGCTGGAAGATTTCAAGCGCAGTCCTGAACAGCAGAATCAATTCCTGCAGCAAGTTAGCCAGATGAGCGCTGCCCAGAATACGGCTCCGCCTGCTGCAATGAATCAACCGGGGACTTAAGTATGACTCACCAACTCACACCTGATACTGCAAGCACGTTCATGCGTTTCAACATGACGCCGGAAGATGAGAAGATGGCACTTGGCGTCTCTCCGCTCTTCCTTGCATATTTGCAGAACAAGATTGAGGCATATGCAAATGCGTGCCTTACTTCAGAATTGCCCTATCACGAGGATCCCAAACTCCAAGTGAAAGCAATAGTCGAGCACGAACGACTGAAAAACTTCGTGGCAGCCTACCAAGAACTCATGGCTGAAATCATCCATTCGCAAACACAGGAGTAAACTATCATGGCATTCCTTCCCGGCATTTTCGGCAAACAGGCAGCTCCGCAACAGCAAGTTCAAGTTGCACCTGCGCAATCTGCTCCGCAGCCCGGCCCTGCGGGATCTCAGCAAACTCCGGTAAATCCGGCTGCTAACCCGGCAAACATGACTGGCCAACCTGCGCAACCTCCTGCTGGTGGTCCTGTCAATCCGCTTGACAGTTTTGCAGATATGTTCAAGCCGAAAGCAGTTGATCCCAACGCGCCGAAGACTCCCACTCTGGCCGATCCCATTCTGGGCCAACTGGACCCGACGCAATTCCGCCAGCAAGTGGAGCAGGCAAACTTTGCTGCCAGCATTCCGCAAGAAACTATCCAGCGTGCAATCTCTGGCGACGCACAAGCATTCTCTGACGCTATCAATGCTGCTGCTCGTGAAGCCTTCGCGGCTGCTGCCCAGCTCTCGCATGGTCTTGTGGAACATGGAAGCCGCACTGCTGCGGAGCGCCTGAACAGCTCGCTGGATTCGCGTATCAAGAATTACCAGCTCAGGACGCAAAATACCAGCATTGAACAGTTGCAGCATCCGGCAGTCGCTCCTATGCTGAATGCTGTGAAGATGCAAATCGCACAGTCCAACCCGCAGTTGTCGCCGGAAGCGGTGCAACAGCAAGCAGAGCAGTATTTCATGCAGATGGCAGATGTGTTGTCTGCGCCGAAACGCCAAGCAGAAGAGCAAGCAGCTCGTCCCAAAGAAACTGACTTCTCCTCTTACCTCTCCTAATAAGGAAACATCATCATGGCCGTTGGTCTCCTCACGTCGGCGTCTGCGCCGCAAAACCTGAATGCGCTCTCCTTTGCTCAGGCTATCACTCGCCTGATGCCGAATGGTACTGCGCCCCTGTTTGGTCTTACTTCCCTGCTCAAGGA